TGTTTGTATAAGCCATTGTTATATCCTTTTGTTATTGTTTTATTATAGCATTTCATTGTGTTGGAGTCAACCTGTTAGAAACCGCTGTTTTGTTGACTTTTTGTGGGGAACCCTCTATGTTAAACAATACATTTACGGAGTTATCTGCTATCTGATCTGCAACAAGTGTGCAGTCACCATTTATCGCACATAGAGTCAGACATCAAAGCCATCAACACCAAGTTCAATTGGGCAGTGGGGTGTGTGTTCGTTCAGATGTTGGGCATCATATCATATCTCATTATCAAAATGTAGTTGCCAATTAAATATTGGTATGAACTTTAAAAAAATTATTGAAGAATTTGTAGACATCAAGTATTCCAAAGAAAACAACCAAATACAACTCAATCAAACATTAAAATACACACCCACAAAATGTGAAGACTGTCCTAGGATGTGTCTCAAGCGTCGCAAGGTATATTCCAAAATGGCATATTCATTTCAGTCTGACAATTGGATACATCAATGTTCAGTGTGTTTAAATTATAAAAATCCCCGCAATGGCATATACAACACATCATTTAATTGGTTAGCGGCCCACTTTAAACGTAAAGATTACAGAAAGAAATAAATACTAGCATACCAGAGGAAGTAAGACTGTCATCTTATACTCCTAATGTTAATACATTCTGGTATCAAGTGCAGGTTTTCCTTTAGTTAAATCTAATGCCATTGATAATCTATCCTAAAAACCTGCACTTTCCAAACTACCCACTTAATCATTGACTTTTTGTGAAAGGTGCTATATACTTGTTGAAATGGCAAACAATAAACTTAAATTTAAAGAACGATTTTATCATCTTGCACAGAAATATTACAAAACCACTGATTTAGGCAAATTGAGTGTGTCGCAGATAGACAAACTCACCACATGGGTCACCAACACAAACTGTGACACCAAAGCAAGGCAACAAGGCAGAAAATACTCAGGCAACACCTACAAAAAACTCAAAGGCATATTCAATTAGCACACAAGGTTAACGGGCCAGCACACAATTCCGTAGAGACAACAGCATATGATGAATATGCACTCTAGAACAGTAAAGAAGAACTGAAAGTAATAGATTTGGATTTACTGAGTATGAATGCTAACATACACACACAAGTGGATTGCAAACACTATCACAATACACGGTAACGCAGTGATAGACTCCGCAAGGAGAGTCGTGGCAGGTAAGGAAAAGCACAGAGTCCTGCAATCATACACACAAACACCTGCTTCCAGTCTCATTCGTTCAACACGATTCAAGAGACAATAGATGGAACCCGCGGATAGGTTCCGTCTATTCAATCAATCAGATTCAAGTTAACAATTGGAATATAAAAAACAAATGTCATTGAAAATGACATTTTTATATTACAAGATGAACGTCAGTTCATCTTCAACATTACCACTTAACAATGCCACACTGTTCAATGTATAATTGTGATTTGATAGATAAAAAATTTGAGATTGAATGTGATTGTATATAAAAAATTTGAGATTGAATTGAGTTGTGTTGATAAAAAATTTGAGATTGAATTGAGTTGTGTTGATAAAAAATTTGAGATTGATTTGAATCTGAGTGACTCTTAATATAAAATTATATATCTATATTACTCTAGTGTGCAACAAGTCCAAAAATAAGCATTTATTCACTCAAATAATCACTTCTAACTGGTATTCCACCAATAACTGTTAAATATATTCCTAACAAAGGAGAGCAACAATGAGCAGTTATTTTACATCAGTAAGAAAAAACAATTTACCCCTATGGCGTAGATGGTATGCTATGACACAGCGAGTAGAAGAGCAGTATAACAATTATGAACACGTGAAAATTGAAGATTCCTGGAACAGAGATGTGGTGGGTGCAGAACAGGCATTTTTAACATTCTGGGAAGATATGGCAGATGATTTTGATGAAGCATTGGAGTTGGACAGAATAGATCCCCACGGAGAATACAGCAGTCACAATTGTCGTTGGGTTACCAAAAAAGTAAATCTAAACAATATGAGGTTTCATCACACAGACAGAGGTATCGCACTGACCCTTGCCAAACAGTTGTGGGGAGACACACAAGCCACCAAGGTGAGATTTTGGAAAAGAGTTAATACAGGATGGAGTTTTCAAGACGCGGCTGAGCAACCACCCCAAAGAGGACAACAAAGCAGATTGAAAATCAGACCACACACCAAACAAACCAAGCACACCAAACCAAAAAACACAAAAAAACGCACGATTTGGCAACAATTGAAATCAATCATATAAATAACTGCATAACTTTCACAAGAAAGGTGAGGAGGACATAAACTCCGTGAATAAACTATTATGGACACATCAAAGACAGGACCCAAACCCAAACAGTTAGAACCATTTGAGAAAATGGGCATTGCTGTGGGCAGAAACAACACACACATAGACCCAGAAGAAGTGGAAAAGTTAGCAGGACTGGGTGTGACCACCACAGAAATGGCAGACTTTTTTGGTGTTAAAGAACAGACCCTAAGATACAATTTCAGCGAAAACATCACAAAAGGCAGAAGTGTATTGAAGATCACACTGAGACGCTCAATGCTACACAATGCTAACCAAAATATGAATGCGGCAGTGCAGATATTCCTATCCAAAAATATTTTGATGATGTCAGATCAGCCAGTTAGTCAAGCAGATGACAACATACTGCCTTGGGTGGAAGCACAACCTAAAGCCACAGAAGTTTCTGGCAACATTGGTATTAAATCTACCTTGACTTTGACACCATAACCATATATAATTGTAGTTAAGAGATAACATTAAAACAGGAGAAACATTAATGGCAACACACACTATAATAGATGAGGGTTTAGACTACTGGCAACACGTGGCAGAAACTCTTAACAAATTAGCAAACGCACAACCAGACAAAAAATTACCACACAACAGTAACAATCTCTATAAATGTATTCACGATTATGACAGAACACACTGGGTCAAAGCCGTAGGAGTGGTCAAGCGATTGTATCGTCAAGCACCACATCTGTTTGAAAAGGGTCACGTTCACATAATGAATGAAATTGATTTTTTAATATTTCAAAAATATTCCAATCTTACATTTAATCAAAATCCATTAGATTATTTCTATAGATCAAAAACCAACAATCAAAAATATCAAGGTGTCTACCTCAGCAAATGGGGTTTCAAAGGTCTCACAATGTTTAGAGAAGTTTGGAATAATTGTGAGTCAGGCAACAACAGTGGCAGAGGACCAAACAAAAACCACAGACCACCCACACAATCACCATCAACTCAATTTAACAAATTATTCAACATCAACAAACCCAAAGGAGAAAAAGAATGAGTATAATAGATTCTGGACCAGCACAATTAACACCACCCAAACACAAAGAGGATGAGCACAAATTAAGAAAGTTTTTGGCAAGTCTTGATGACACTGACGTGAACGATTCAGACAATGTAGATTACGAATCACCTGAAACCACAATGTGGAATTGTTTAGAAACACACGGATACAAAAAGACAAAATCAGCATTTCAACACATTGAAAAACAATTGATTACAGAAAGCAAGAATCTGTTGGGTGAATTGGGCAAGGTGGTGTTAAAGAATAAAACACTTAACCGCAAATGGCAAGCATTTAACAAAAAGATAGGTGAACCAACAACAATTTATTGGAAATCATTGCCTGTTAAGCAGTCTGAAAAAACAGAAGACAAACCAGAAGACATTCTTGATCAGATCAGACAAAGACAGAATAAGACAACAGAATTAGAGTAGCAGATCATCGTTATTTTTTATCAATATTGATATTGTGTTTAACATCAATATAACGATGATCGCTCTAATGTTAGATTAAATAACACGTCACCATTTTGCTTTCCCGTTTGATGGTGATTCCTTTAAAAGGTGCTTCAACATATCGTTTAGATTGCTCATTTCATCGTGGTTGGAGCACCACTAATCTCAAATTACAATCAATAAAGATTCACAAATCATTGAGGCATAATTAATGTTATGACTGGATTCATTTTCTATTGCGTCATCGTCTGTCTGTTGGCATACGCCGCATATCTCAAAAACAATCTAAAATAGTATTATAATTTGATTGTTCCTATAAATATCTACATAGGAGCAATAAATGATATCACCAGACTTTGACCCACTTGCTATGCTGAACCAGTGTCAGATGGACCTGTTGAAGCAGAACAGAATCATTACCAATCTGATTAGACAGAATGAAAATGTTTCTGAATTGATGATACAACACACAGAAGCATTCGCTCAACTGCAACACAAGTTCAACCAAATGATTAAAGAACACAAAGAACTTCAGGTTAAATTAACATTGCGATGCAATTAAGTTCAATACAACAACAGGTGGCTCACGATGATCACAGATTCAAAGTGGTGATTGGTGGCAGACGTATGGGCAAAACATTTCTTGCCATCAGAGAGATGTGCTATCAAGCCAGACAGCCCAACAAATTGATATGGTATGTGACTTCATCATACAGGGCGGCAAAGATGATCGCTTTTAAAGAATTAAAACAGAGATTGTTGGATCTCAACTGGGTAAGAAAGATCAACGAATCAGAACTGTCAGTCACACTGAAGAACAACACACAGATTGCCTTAAAGGGTGCTGACAACTTTCAGAGTTTGAGAGGTATAAAACTCTCATACTGTGTAATAGATGAAGCCAGTCAGGTTCAGTCAGACGCATATTTTGAAGTGATCAGACCCGCATTGGCAGATTCACAAGGAAGTGTGCTGTTTATATCCACACCGTTGGGCAAAAACAATTGGACATTTGATCTGTTCAACAAAGAAAAAGAAGATCCTGTCAATTGGAAAAGTTGGCAGTTCACCACACTGCAAGGTGGGTTTGTGAGTGAAGAAGAAGTGGAACAAGCCAGACAGGATATGTCTGAAAAACAATTCAATCAAGAGTTCAATGCCACATTTGAATCATTTGGTGATCAGGTTGCTTGGGCATTCAACAGAGATCAAAACATCAAAGAATTACCCAATGCTGATTTGAGAACCATTTATGTGGGAATGGACTTCAACGTGGCACCCATCAATGCCGCCATAATGGTGAGAGAAGGAGAAGATCTATACATTATAGATGAAATACAGATGTACTCTTCCAACACAAATGAATTGGCAGAAGAAATAAAACGTAGGTATCCCACCAGCAAGGTGTTTGCCCTGCCAGATCCGTCAGGTGTCGCAAGAAAAACGTCAGCCAATGGACACACAGACTTTACCATTCTGCAGAACGCAGGGTTCAATGTGAAAGCACCAAGGAGACACGATCCTGTAAGAGACAGAATCAACGCCCTGAATGCCAGATTGAGATCAGCAGACAGTAAAAATCACTTGTTTGTGTCTAAAAGATGTAAATACAGCATAGAAAGTTTGGAAAAATACAGTTTTAAACCAGGCACACAAGTTCCCAACAAGGACAGTGGGTTTGATCATATGTTTGATGCCATATCGTATTGTGTGGCATTTATTTTTCCATTACAACGCAATCAGGAACCGTATGTGCCTGAAAGATGGGGACAAAAAATTGGAACATCAAACCAACTCACAAGGTAACAATAAATGAACATAACAGAAACATTAAGATCAGAAATATCCGCATTGATCAGCGGTAACCATTTGTATGACACTTATTACAAAAGATGGAAGTATCTATTGGAATCTTACATAGGTGGAGAAGAATACAGAAGAGCACAAAATTTAATTAGATATCAATTGGAAACCAATTCAGAGTTTCAACAAAGATTGAACAACACTCCATTAGAGAACCATTGTGCATCAATAATTAGCACATACAATTCTTTCTTGTTTAGAACAGAGCCCACAAGAGAATTTGGATCAATTGAGAACGCACCTGAATTGAAAAACTTTATGAGAGATGCAGATTTTGAAGGCAAAAGTTTAAATCAATTTATGAAAGATGTGTCAACTTGGTCATCAGTGTTTGGACACTGTTGGGTGTTTGTGACCAAGCCCAATATAACTGCACAGAGCAGAGCAGAAGAATATGATGCAGGCGTTAGACCATACCTTTCAATCATAAATCCCATTATGGTTTTGGATTGGGACTTTAAAAGAAGCCCATCTGGCAGACACACTCTAGGATACATCAAATATCTTGAAGACGTTAATGGAGATGTGAGAACAGTTAAAAAATGGTATCCTGACAGAATTGTTACCACTGTGGTGGACCTTAAAAAGAACGAAGTGGTTCAAGAAGAAGAAGTTCCCAATGGTTTAGGCAAGATACCTTGTGTGTTGGCATACAACAAGCATTCAACATTCAGAGGCATTGGAATTTCAGATATCTCAGACATAGCAGATGCACAAAGATTCATTTACAATTCAACATCAGAAGTGCAACAGGCAATCGCATTGGATTCACATCCTAGTTTGGTTAAGTCAAAAGAAACCAACGCAGGTGTTGGTCCAGGCTCATTGATAGAAATGCCTGACAATTTGGATCCAGGACTAAAACCATACGCATTGGAATTTTCTGGAGGCAACATTGCCAGCATATACCAAAGCATTCAACACACTATTACTGCCATTGACAAAATGGCAAATGTTGGGGCAGTGAGAGCCACAGAGTCAAAGGTGATGAGCGGTGTGGCAATGGAGACAGAGTTTCAATTGTTAAATGCCAAACTGTCAGAAAAAGCAGACAATTTGGAATTGGCAGAAGAACAGATGTGGAAACTGTGGTGTGAATACCAAGGGTATGAATGGGATGGTGTAATTGATTATCCAGGATCATTCAATGTCAGAGACACAGGCACAGAAATTAACCAATTGAAAGTTGCCAAAGAAGCGGCAACCTCACCCCAATTGTTACAGCACATAGACAAATCAATTGCTGAATGGTTAAAAGTGGAAAATTATGAAGAGGCAGTGACTGACACATATCCCACACATCAGATGATTGGACCAAACAGTGAAAGCGTCACAGTTAGCACGAAAGAACAGCACAACCAATTAACAGCACAAGGCTACACAATGGAGGGCAAGTAATGAGTTGGCACAAACCAGGCAACCCAGGCAAACCCAAACCAAAGCCTAAGAAATAAAAATTTTGAGGTTTCTACTCAAATAGACACCTTAAATGTAAGGATCACATAAATAATTAAAATCACTTTATGTGATTAATAAATTAACTCTAACAGGAGGCGAGGTACAACAATGGACCATACAGAAAATACATTGGCGACGAAACAAGTGGCAACTGATGCCACAACAGCACACACTGACGAAAATCAGGCACCAGCGGAAAAATCTTATTCACAGAAAGACGTAGATGATATGATGGCAAGGATGAAGGGCAGTCTAACCAAAAAATTATTGAAACCTTATGAGGATTTAGGTGATCCCAATGAACTGCGTGATTTGAAATCTGAGGCTGAAAAGCGTCAGCAAGAACAACAAATTAAACGTGGGGAATTTGAGAAAACTTTACAAGAATTAGCCGCTAAAAAAGATGATGAGATCCATCAAAGGGATCAAGTGATCAAGGAGTACAAAGTGAACACTCCTCTATTGAATGCGGCGGCAAAATACCGTTCAATCAATCCAGAGCAGGTTAAACAATTACTCCAAGACAAAGTTAGACTATCACAAGATGGTGAAGTTGAAGTGCTTGACGACAAAGGTTCTGTTCAATACACGGACCAAGGCACAGCAGTAGGAGTGGACGATTTGGTTAAAAACTGGTTGAACGAAAACAAACATTTTCAACAACCAACTGCCAACACCACAACCACACAATCATCTTATGGAGTAGGACTGGACAACTCATTTGACATCTCTAAATTGGATATGACAAGAGCATCAGACAGAGCTAAATTTGCTAACTATAAAAAACGTGAAGAGCAAAGATAGTTTATATTAACCTAAACCAATAAGAAGGAGAACACAATGGCCAACAACACAACCATTAACTCAGAACTGTTCACAAACTTACTTGCAGAGGCACAATTTGCCGCTTATGAAAATTCAATTGCAAGACAAGTTGTAACAACATTTGACTTTCCTGCTAACACAGGCAAAGTTTTACAAGTACCAATCTACACTTCAGTTTCAGCAATTGATTTGACAGAAGGTACAGCACCAAGTGCCGCTGACACAAACACAACTTCAGCATCTATAACACTAGGCGAAATTGGTACATATTTCCAAGTGACTGACTTTTTAAGAGATTCAGCACAAAGAGATGTTATCGCAGACCTAGGACAAAACGCAGGTAGAGCGATTGCAGAAAAAATGGACTCAAAAGTATTTGATCTATTCAACTCATTCACTCAATCAGTTGGAACAGAAGACGCAGATTTAACTGTGGACAATATGTTAGACGCTATCGCTACATTAAGAGACAACAAAATTGTTGGACCTTTAAGTGCAATCGTGTCACCTAAGCAAGCCGTTCAATTGAAAAAATCTTTAGCAAGTGCAAGTGGTGTTTACAGCACAACTGCATCTGAAATTGGTTCATCAATTTTAAGACAATACTACTTGGGTACATTTGCAGGATGTCAAGTGTTTGAATCATCTTTAGTTAAGAAAGATTTAGATACAGATGCAGATGCAACTCTTAATGCAGTAGGTGCAGTTTTCTCAAGATCAGCTCTAGCTCACGCTATGCGTGGTGGAGTTGCGATGAAAACAGAAGATAAAGCGAGTTCAAGAAGCACAGACATTATGATGTCTGCTGTGGTTGGACAAGCAATACTTCAAAACACTCACGGTGTTAAAATCGTAAGTAACGCGGTATAATCAGGAGATCAGTAATATGGCCTTTATAATAGAAAACGGCGTGACCATAAGTTTCGCTGAGTATCAAGATGTCAAAGAAAAAGATCAGAGACTGTTTGATGCCAATGAAGGCTTGACTGATGACTCAATTGAAACACTTTTAATCAGGGCGACAGAACGAATTCTCACAAAGGTTCGTTCATCGTCTTGGTGGAGAGAGTATTACATCCGCCAATCAGGTGCCACTGCTATCAACACAGTGGCAGATATCCCTGCTCTTGACCCAGACAAAATAATAGGAAGAACAAATGACTTCACAGATTTGTGTGTCTACTCTGCTCTTGCTGATCTTATTTTGCCTAAAATTGCTGACTTTGGCAATGAGGACAACGCAGAGAGACAGAAGATGGGTTATTATGCCAACAAGGCAGAAAGTCTATTTCAGGAACTGATCACAGCGGGTGACTGGTATGATTTTGATGGTGATTCCACGGTGGAATCCACAGAAAAAACACCAGGACAATACAATCTAAAAAGGGTGAGATAATGAGACAAGAAGTGCTTGATTACATAGACACACTCAGTTTGGGAACCTACAGCAAGTCCACCAATTTGCCTTACACAGCAAGTGGTGTGGTGTTGTATGTGACCAACCCCAAAACAATATACGTGGATCAACCCAACATAACGGAAGATCCTATTATAACTGCTTTGGATGGTGTGCATCTAAATAGTACAGTACAATCAGTCATAATTTACTTTTCATCTGATGCTAAAAGTCTGCCAGCCAATTACTCTACATTGGTAAACAATTTGAAGAACGCGAAGAATATCACCACAGTGTCTGGAGTTCATAGACGCGAAAGTGATGTTACTCAAAGTTATCAAGGTGATTTACTGATTACAGAAATTGCTGTCAGATTAATAACAATAACTTAAAAGGAGACAAGATATGGCTTATATCTATCCAGCACCAGGCGTAAGTGGCGTTCAGGCAACATTGAGTATTTCAATAGAGTCTAACGGTTCTGACGCTGGTATGAGTGTGCCTGCCTTACAAGACGTGACTGTGAACAATGCAAATGATGTATTTTCGTGGACACAACTAGATGCTTCAGCGAAAAAACAAATCGCTACAACATCTACAAACAGTCTTGCGATGAACATTGTTCTAGATGGGACAACATTTTTTGGAGATGGAACGACACCCGTAACGGATGCGGACCACTCTGGAATCTTTAACCTGTCAAAAAACAAAACCAAAGTGTCATTTTCACTTTACCTTGGAGACAACGACGACGGAACTACAGGTAAAACGATCAGTGGCGATGGTTACATCACAGGTTTAGCACCAACAGTATCAGCAGATGCACCAGTGTGGGTTTCACCAATCACTATCACAGTGGATGGCGAATACACAGTGGCGTAATAAAAACGTATTTTCAGAGGGCGTTCAGCGTCCTCTGAGACACACTAAATAAAATTGATTTATGGACATATTTGATTCAAAG